GCCGTGTTAGTGTCAACACGCCCCTCAACCTCATCTATCGCATCTTGAGCTGTTGTTGCAGACAACCCTGAAGACGAATTACTATAGGATACGGACGCTGCGCTATTAGCACCATACGATACCCAAGCGGATCCCGTATAGGCGCGAAGGTCATTGGAGGTAGAGTTAAAATATAATGCACCCGTAATCAAAGCATCGCCGTCGTTATCGACACTGGGATCTGAAGACTTAGCCCCTAGATACCTATCATCGAACGAGTCAAAGGAAGCTGCGGCGTTGCCCGCGCTTGTTGATGCCTCACTAGCTTTCGTTGTGGCAGTACCCGCTTGCGTTGTAGCGGTAGTTGCGCTAGCAGCCGCTTTAGCGGCCCAGTGAAGCGCAGAGTAGCTAGAACCTGTAACAGCACTATCTTCAGCAAGCACAGCCCAATCTTTGGCAGAGCCATCAGGGACAGTAGTACCAATCGCCCATTCTTTTGCAGCATAGTTTGTCCCGTCAACCGTACCACCAGTGGTCTGCGCCCAGTCCTTAGAAGAACCACCAAGGGTAGAACCCGTCATAGATGCGCCCTGCGCCCAGTTCTTAGCGCTCCGATCGTTAGTACTCGCACCGTTTACTTGATCTGTGTCCTGTGCCCAAGACTTAGCAGAACCGCCCGTAGACGCTTGTGTGCCCTGCGCATACTCCTTAGAGGAATACGATGTCCCATCTACCGTCCCGCTGGTCTCAGTCGCCCATTCTTTGGCCGCGCCAGCACTAGCAGTATCAGTTACGCCAGTGCCGCCTAATGCCCAAGCTTTGGCACTATAATCACTTCCAGTTATTGCACCATCGATCTTAGTAGCGTAGTCGTTAGCGAGAGCCGTACTCGCCGTGATCCCAGCAGCAGTCAAACGCAGCTCAATACGATCACCGGCCGAATAAGCGCGGGCAGTTGTGCCTTCCTGTGCCCTCGTAACCGTAAGCGTGTCTGTCGAACGGGTTGTACACTTCACAATCTCGAGATTATTCGAGGTATCAATCAACGTTGCATAGAAGTACTCAGCACCTGTGGGTGCGGGAAACTTTGCGCCATCTCCAGAACTTAATGCAATAGACGTTGCAGAATCACTAATACCGCCGTCAAGAGTACTAAACGCATTATTTTTGAATAGAGCAGTCATACTTTACTCCTTACGCGAACGACGACCCGATAGCAGTTTGTACAGCCCGACCCGGCCCAACATTAGCCCGCGCACGGCGCTCTGCCGATTTGAAAGCATATTGCTTTGCGTGATATGAAGCTAACTCTCGATCCGACCAAGTACGCTCCGGTAGTACAAGAAGATGTTGTAAAGCACTATGCATAATCACATCCTCGAGATCATCCATCACGCCTTTATCCATAACGGTAGCGGTTCGCACTGGCTTAAGAGCAACATGCATCTTTACCTTATAAGTGGGACTGCTATTCGGTACCGGCACTGTCTGAAACTTATCGGCAGATACATACACTAGGTATCGTGGGGTGGCGCGGTCATCCGAATCGCTCGAAGGATAATCAGCATATAGACGATGAGCCTGCTCAATCGTAATAAATTTTATTGGTGAATCATTGATCGTTGCAGTAAGGACTGAATGTACTTCAGAATTAGAATCAGGCGGGACAAAGGCATATTCAAACGTACCAGCGGTAAGAGTAACATCAGCCTGTTTATACCGCCATGCACCGGTCCGCTCGCAGACTTCGATAGCAGCGTCGCGTACAGCATACTCAATAACAGGATTTGGGCACCCGGGCACGCTCGATGCGAGACGGGGGACCATATCAGCAAAGGTACGAGTAGACATTAGACCACCTCAACTTGTAGTTTTTGCAGCCCAGCATCCTCTGTATCTGTTACTGGCAACGAGGCCGTTGATGCACCGAGTTCTGCTAAGAACAACTCCTGATACATCTTCGCACGACCGCTAGTAACATGCTCATTATCGACAGACTCAGCCAGAAAGACTACTACATCAACCAATGCGGGTAAGTACGAGTCTGGTAGCAAAGCCACAGTGGTCGTTCCATCATACGTCGGCGGAACCTGTGAGTACTCTATCTTTAACGTCTGACTTGCAGGTGCCGGTGGGTAGATAAAAAACTTATTAGGGTTACGTACATGCCGCATCCAATTTACGGCCGCGCCTTGCGTAGCGCTCGACCATGCAGGCACAGTCTGATCCAATACCTCGCGCTTCGCCTCAACTAATCCGCCACCGCCAACAATAGAAAAACACTCGATAATGCGTAAAGAATCAGCGGGAGCGCTCTGTAGAACCTCACCTTGCACACAAGTCATTGTGCCTTGGTAGGAGAATAAATCCGGACGCAACAACTGAATCCGTTTTAGCCCCTGATTACAGAGGCCTAAAAGAAATGCATCACTATAACGATAAGTGACAGTTTCATCCTGAAGAATGCGGCGAACTTCGGTGATGACGTCGTTAAGAATCATCGTCCCATGCCTCGTTTACGTTAGGCGTCGAAGGATCATCTGACTTGTAGTGGCCCTTCTTAGTCCGCGCACGTTTCTTTGGCAGTCCCTTAGTAGCGTCGGCGTTTAAGGCATCACGGGCTTTAGACCGTTTCTTAGGCGCAACAGTTGCTTCCTCAACACTGGACTCATCAGTTGCAAGCGCAAGCTTAGTCTTACGAGCCTTCTGCTTTTTGGGGATATGCCGCTCTGGAAAAGCTACCTCCTCGGTCACTTCCTCCACAGAAGGATTCTTCGCAAGAATCTGCGTCCAACCATAAATAGTTCCGTCTTTCTTATGACGAAGCCAACGGCCGGGGGTTGCTAGAAAATCATCTGCCATGACTAAATCTCCAAATAGGTAGTAGGGGGCCGAAACCCCCTACATCCCTAGAAGTGTTACGAGCAATCGACAACGACCGCCCAGACTTTAATCTTCGCCGCATCCGTTACGGCACCAGATACACCGATAAGCATATCAATAGTATCTGCTGCTGCAAAGTAATGGCTCTGATTATCGCCGTCGAGACCAGCACCGTTTGATGAAGTGGTTCCTAGCGTATTAGCGTCTCCACCATCGACAAACAGATCAACATCACCACCGGTCAAACCGATGTCAAATGTTGACGCTGCACCCTCAACAGTTTCAGTTGTTGCACCAACTGCCAGAACCAGCGTATTAGCCGGAATAGACAGCACTTGGAGAGAATCACCAGCGGCAAGTGCAGTTGCACCTGCAGTGGCCCTATCCGATGTGATGGTGGCGAAGTCAAGCGTGACTTCCATGTAGCCGACTCTGCTAGTGCCTTTGGCAGGATGTGCCGCAGAACCTTTATCAAAGCCGTGCGAGTCTGTATATGCAGCCATAATTAAACCCTCCTTATGACCTACAGGGTGATGACGCCAGCGGTAATTGCTTCCGGCTTAACGACCTTGTAGCCGTAAACTTGAAGCCCGCGAATGATGTCGCCAAAGGTGGTTTCAGACCGCAGAGTTTCCATGTTGGTCATCTGCGAAGCAAAGGTAAGCGCTACCTTATGTCCGGAGAAGATCGTAAACTCTGAACCTGATTTTGGCAGATTGTGCGATACATAGAGAGTAAAGCGGTCAATCATACCGAGGCGACCATTACGAAGCGGCGTAGATCCGTCACCCGTAATTGAAGCGTCCTTAAGGTCGGACTGTTTAATATAGCCCGCCATTTTAGCCGGGATCACCATGAAGCGATCCGACTCAGGCACGTTTTGCTCATCCAACACTGTACCGTGATTGATGATCTCAGCAATCGCACTACTAGCATCAATCGCGTTGGGGGTACTTGCGACACCCAAATCAATATCACCAGAGATGCGGCCCGCCGCCGTTCCTTTATTAGCTGCTGGAACATCGGTAGCAATATTACCGAGTACGTCGGTGTCGATCGTGATCTTCATCCGCTCGGAAGCATCTTTAGACCACTGATCCATCATGGCGATGTCAGACTGAACCTGATCCACATCATCCTCGACGCAGGCAAAGTACTTACCTTTATCGATGAGGAGTTGCAGCTTCGGCTTGTCAGGGTTTTCGACGCTGAGCGTTTGGCCCTTAACATAGTCGTTGATCGTGATCTCAGGAGTAGTACGGATGTTAACCGTATCACCATGAGCCTTGATCTCGCCTTCATAGTCAGTGTTTGCGATCGCCGCCAAAACGGTGGCATCGTAAAAGTTTTCGATGAGCTTTCCACTCCAGATCTCTGGAATGAAGTTGCCCGTATAGGCCGGATGGCCCGGGGAAGTTGCGTAAGCCATGATTACATCCCTTCATTAACTACGCGTTGACAATACGACCTTCTCGTTGTGCAACGAAAATGTCCTGTTCGATAGCATCCCGTTCGGCTTCCTTACCCTTAAACCTTCCAAATCGTACATCATCAAAGAACTTTGTAATGTCCTTAGTGGTGTAGACTTTTCCCTCATTGCTAGTGGGAGCAGGACCACTGCGGCCTTTTCCCGGTGCAACTTGACGTTCAAGTTCTGGAGACTGTTTGGGACTCGTACTTTGAGCTGGCGTTGTACTACCCGGCCAAGAAGTGAAAAATCCTGCAGCACGACGAGCATCCATATTACGCTGAGCGTCTTCAAGAAAAGCTTGTCGTGGCATACCAGACAAAGGGTCAACCTCTAATAACCAAGCCTGAAAGTCTTGATTATCGTTGATATCACGCCAGTTTGGTACTGCACTTGATAATTCTGCCCAAAAGTTTTGCTCAGCAGTCTGGGTCTGTTGCTGTGCAATATGCTCTACACGAGGAACAAGCGCACCTTGTAGCTGCTGCACCTGTTCTGTAAGAGCTTTAATCTGCTGCTCGTGACTACCAGAAACTTCTTGGCTAACTTTTCGCATTATATCAATGGATTCCCCGTACTCTTCAATCTCATTCTCAGACAAAAGAGAAACAGGAGTAGGCTCTTCAACAGGTTGTGCTGGAGCGGACTCCATAGTTGCAAGTAGCTGTTGAAGCTGATCGACTCGGTTTGCAAGGTCACGATTCTGCGCGTGAACCTGCGTAACTTGAGAGTCAAACATGCCTTGTAGAGTTTTGTATTTATGCTCAAAACTCTCTTCTGGGGGTTCTGAACCCTGCTCAGGGGGTTCGGAAATACTAGCAACTTCGGCCGCACTGTCGGAATCTACGGATGGTGCATGGCCCTCAACAGGCATCGCTTCAGCTTCACCGTCTACAGGCGACTCTTCGGACGAAGTGTTAAGGTTAGCATACAACTGCTGAACTTCCTCAGTCTGCTTACGAACTTGCTCTGGTACTGCCATAATACGCTCCTATCGGTATGCGTTGGTTAATGAAGTAGCTGCATATTGCTATGCTACTGACTCAGGGGCTTTCTTGATAAGGGAGATAAGTTCCCCTAAAACCTGACAGCGCCCCTGTGCAACTGCCACGTTATTCGTAACCTGTGGTAACCTTTCTAACTCTAAAGTATGCCACGACTCAAGCCATTCGACTGCGACCGGCACATTTTGTGAGATATGACTAAACGCCTTAAGCGTACGCTCGTCAGCTTGAATCATATAGCCGCCCCCGTATTTTGGTTAGCAACTAGATTCGTCCCGCCAGCGGGATTACCCGCTGGATCTAAGGCTTGAGGTTGTGCCCCTGCGCCGCTTTGGGAAGGCGGGCCGAGCGCAAGCTGAGCTTCCTGCTGTGCAGCACGAAACTCTAAGGAAGCTTTCTCTCGGGAAGGCACAACCTCGTCTTCAGGCATCTGAAGACTCTTTGCAATTTCACGTAAGATAGCTGCGCGTCCATCTTTACCGATAATCTCCATATCAAATTCATTAGCAGTGGCCTGCAAGAACTCAACACGGCGAGTATTAACCGTATCCTTAACAGCAAGATTGATCGCGCCCAACGGAATAATCTGCGCATCACCTTTTAGTTCTTCATCTGTATCGTACCGCATGTTGTAGACAAACTGACGGTGCACAATAAGTTTTATAATGTCTGCATCAATATGCATAACAACTTGCCGAATAGATTTACCTGCTGACCCCATCAACATTGACAGCCCAGATGCGGTACGACCTGCGCCCTGCACATTTAGATCACCGTAGATATACGAGGGTATCCCGGAATGATCATCAGCCAGCTTAGAAAACTTTTCATAGACTGCCATCAACTGCGCGGAATTATCATTCGGCTGGTTAAACCGGACAGCCGGGGCAGATGAACCTAGCGGATCGCTTAGAACCTGCCAAATACGCCACGGATGGAGTTGCGTAATGTCCTCGTTCGTTGGGATGCGCTCAAGATTAACCTCGACTTGAGGGCCAGAAGCGATACCCATATTATTAACCAGCGAACGCGCAGATGCGTTACAAACGTTCTGCAAGTCCTCAATAATTTCTGGAATACCCTTACCCCAAAACGAACCGGGGTTTTTAATGAAAGAGGTAGCAGCATATGGCTTCTCCCCTAGGGGATCATAGTTAAGAATGGCCTTAATTACGTAGCTACCGATCACCCAGACATTAGCATCGTACTCTTTGGTAGGATCGGTAACTTCATCTTCGCTTAATCCCCACTCAATAAGCATACGGCCACTAACTTTACCCCAAAACTCTAGCGCGTCAAATATTTCTGTGGGACGGTTCTCCGTGCTGTGCTTACTTTCTAGATCATCCTGCTCTTGTGCAGAGAAAGGCGTAATCCAACTCTGACCATTACCATACTCTAGAACTGCACGAATAGCCTCATCGTCATATCCGGGCACTCCGATTAAATCAGCAAGGTCCATCCTCGTGAGGGGGTGATGCTCGAACACATACCCATCATCGATAGATGAGACTCCCGGCTCCGGATAGAACTTAAAGGGGTCAACACGCTCATACTCTGGTGCAAGTTCCTCAGTAGTTACTGCAACAGTACTACCATCAGCATCGACATCCCAACCAAGTTTACGCTGACGGCGTATAACTGGACCCTTAATTATTGCACATGGAAACGTTACAAGATCAGTAATAAACTCATTGAACGCAGACGCATAACCACCTTCGGCAAACTGATCCTCAATCTTACGCTTCATTTTATCGGCACGATTCTGCGCATCCTTTAGCATCTCGAAGCGCATATCCTGAGCAATAACCTCACGGATCTCATCAACCTCAACCGGGGAAGGGGCCTGCCCGACCGTCTGAATAAACTCAAGGACGCGCTCACCCAAGATCTCAGTTATAACTTGGTCTCGCGCATCAGGTAGGGTGGGGAGCGGTGTAGGCTTTATATTCCAAGGTGGAGACCCCGTATCCATCAGAATATCACGGAGCCAACTTTCAGCAGCACGACACTTAACTTCCGTAAGCATCATGTAAATCTCGGACCCGCCTTGTGCCCGGATTGCAGAAAGTTTATCAGCTTCATATTCACCCCGGCGCTGCCGTAAAGCCTGAAGCATATTTGTCTCAATAGGATCCTTAGCTCTCTTCGCGGCCTCAAACGCATGGCGAAGATACGCCGATAGACCAAGGATAAGCGGCTCGTTCTGCCGCTCCTCCATAGCCCGCCGCGCATCGTCACGCTCTTGCTCGACTAAAGACGCGTTGTCAACAACGCGAAGAAAGTTAAGTCCTGCCATCCTACGCAGCCTTTGGCGGCGATGACATAGGATTCATTGGGTTCTTTGTAGCGGTCGGCTTTGCTTTAGCCATCGCACTGGCTTTAGCAGCGGCGGCCATACCTTCTTTGTCGTATGAATATTTTTTACCAGCAACCATAGGCATCGTAAAAATCCTCCAATAAGTTACTGGTTCTAAGATATAACCTACAACTTGTTCCGGCACAATAAAAAACTCCCGCTGGTTAATGGGGGTAAACCAGCGGGAGAGGGAAACTCAGGGTGACAGGGAGAACAACCTGAGAAGGAGGTATCTACTGAACAGGGGTAACTATGTCCAGCCTACGGCAGAGAGAGGTTTAACATCCCGCCGTGCGGCTATTATACTTCCCTCAGACACAGATGCAATATGTAACATTAAGTATTGTAAAGCTTCCGCAACGTGGGAATGTCTACCTTTCTCAATCGCACCCGTCTTTGGATGAAACCTATATCCGCCCATCATTGCGGCTTTTAGCGCAGTGCACCGGGGATCAACGAGAAACGCACTATCGCCATCAACGTGCCGCATTAAGTAATCATCCACTGCACCTAACCGGGCTGTAACGTTATTGGTTCTAGCCGCGATAACTTTCAACCCTTCGGCACGTAAGATATCAATAGCACTGCGCTCATCGGTTTGCGCCCGCTGCACACCGGCAGGATCAACAACGATAGTTACAGGAGCACTAGCAAACCGTTCATTGAGTAAAGGTTTTAGGACAGTACGGGCAAACCGTTGTATGCCCATGTCAAAACTTACAGCCTCGTCAAATATCAACGCACGGCCACGCGGATCACTCTGACCAATGACAGCCGCAGGTGTCAAACCCAGATCCATACCAACAATAACCGGCCGAATCCCGTTGATGATCGGTTCAAGAACTTCATCTGCCATATGATAATCAGGGCGAAAGTATTTATACACCGGCTGCCCGGCAGAACTTAGCCCGTATTCCCCATCGATGTAGACGCGAATATACTCATCACTGCGACCCTGTATGTCGTAATACCCATCCGGAAGATTCTCTACGTTTTCCGCCGCATCGCTACGGCCGCTAGGTTGCTTGAACACCGCCCACCCGTTATGGTTCGGGCTAATACCATCCTCAATATCCAGCCCTTCCATCTGATAGTACCACCACGTATCCATCGTGGGCGGGTTGGTATCCCCCCACATTCCATACCACGTAGGACCGCCATCCTTCTTTGATGGAAACCGCCCTATCCGTTTGGACATAGCGTCTACAATATCCGGGTGAATATCACGACACTCGTTAAACCATGCAAACGTAAGCTCAAGAGAGTTTAGGTTAGCTACGTCATCCGCATCATCCAGCGCACGGAACATAATCTCACACTGTACATCGCCCACCTCAAAGAAGTAGGTCTTGGTGGTACGCATATACCGCCCGCAAATCCCGGGCGGGAACCAATCCAAAAATGTTTTTATCGTCGTATCCTGCAACTGCCGTGCTGTTTCACGAACAACAGCCACACGGGTTTTGCGTACACCCTGCGAGTTTTTATCCTGCTGCCCGGCACGGCGAATCATCTCAAACGTACAGGTAACAGACTTCCCACTCCCAACCGGACCCATGAGCACCCGCATCTTGGAGTTACTAAGCATGAACTCACCACAAACTTTAGTGGGTGTGTAGTCAATATCATACGCCATCAATGCAACTCCGCATCAGAACTTGTTGTGTCAAGTAGAACGACAACAGTCCGCAGAGCCGTACGTCTCCGCCTATTGGGAGGTATGAGGTGCATCCGAAACGGTATCGTCCGGGTCAGCAACTGCCGACTGAACCGCGCCGCTTCCACAGTGGTATCAAACACCCGCGCCGGAAACCCTTTATACAGCGATGTAAACTCAAGCTGCATTATCGATAACCTTCATCGCCTCCGATACAGGTTTCTGATCAAGGTTGATCGTGATGGATACACCACCGGAACCGCCGCCATCCATCGAGTCGGTAGGCTTCGGCTCTAGCCCACCCCACTTAACAGTAGACTTGATAAGGTCAGCCTTGACGGCCGCACTGACATCCGGAGAGTGTATCAACGTCCAGCTTGTTGTAAGAAGTTCTTCAGCTTGCGCCCTTGCCTTAAGCTTGAACGTCATGCCATTGGCACGAATCTCACCGCGAAGCTCCTCAACTTTCTTCAGGAACACCTTATCCGTGTTGAACCGCGCCATATCATCGACAGTAATGTTATGGCGAGCCATAACCTCATCGATAGACTCTCCACTGTTCTCCAACATGAGAGCCACATCCATCGCCAGTCGATCGGACCAGTCGTGGTAGGAGAGTGGGAGAGTGTCCATGCTATGCCGACTTTTTCTTCTTAAAAGTTGCAACGTTCTTAGGCTTTGGTCCCGTATTACCTGCTGCACGTTTGCGACTAACCGCACTCCGCTTCTCTGCAGCGCTCATCTTCTTCGCCTTGGCAAGCGGCACACACTTGGGATACTTACGCCCATCCCCCTTCTTCCGCCCACAGGGTTGGTACTTCCCATTCTTCTTAGGCGCACCAATATCAACCCACTTCTCATCAACCCAACGCCGCAGACTCATGCCGCCCTCGCACCGCCGGTACGCCGCCGGGACGTAGCCTTCTTGGCCTTCGACTTAGATTTGGATTTCTTGCCGCCGGGCGTCACCTTCCCACTGCACACCGCACTTGCGTACATATTCGCATACGCACTCGGGTATACCTTGAACTTCCGTTTCGCCGCAGCCTTACCTCGCGCACAGAGTTTTGCCATAGCTACTCACCACTTCTTACAGGACCAGTAACGGGCAGTCAGTTTACTTGGTGGGTTGGTATCGCATTTATGCCGGGCACGAAACGACTTCCGCCGCCCCGGTTGATTTTTCTTAATTGTCATGTTCGCGTCACCGAAGCGAATCAACTTTACGGTATCGCCTTGTTTCGCCAACACAGCAAATTTCTTCCCGCCTTTGCGGGACCGCTTTGGTTTGTTGTATCCCGAGAAAGTTTCACCAGCCCGTGTAATAGCCATTACTGATCTACCTTTAGCTTCCATATAATGAAGGGTTCGCTATCCGCGGTCTCCCGCATTGGGATAGACTTCGCATCAGGATCTAGAGGTTGCGGCCCGACATAGTGCCAACGGGCACCCTGATCAATTTCCCTACCGGCCTGCTCAAAGAACTCATAATTTATAAGGCCGAACGCGATAGGTATTAGAATCAATGCAACCATCTAAACCTCCTCTGCGCAGTATGCGGAAGCTAAAATTTTTTGTCAAGCGGCGGGACAATAGAACAAATCGTGTAACTTTACACGTTGTTTTTTGGGGTCTTGTTATAAGCGGTTTACTCATTATGGGGTACGCTATGCGCTGGCAGTCCAAGTGCCCCCCCGCCTTGGACACGGCCAGATAGCTAGACATAGGTCCGGCCAGATAGCTCGCGCCCTACATACGCGGAGTCGATCCGGCCAGATAGCTCGGCATTAGGGGGTCAGTATACAATCTCTAGAACATGTTGCAGTATGTAGTTGTCGAAACGAACACGGCAACAGACACAGCGGAATGCAGCGGTCCCCAAGCCCTCCCCCGCAGAGAGCCATAAGATAAAGTTTCGACGGCCTCGCCTCATGGTGGGGTGAGGTAACCTTACTAGGAGTTAAGACAATTCCAAAACTCACAAGCGGTGGCGTCCGCATAAACGCCATGAAAGACGGAAACCTTGTTCTCAACACTGGCACCGACTACACGCTCGGTGATGAGGACGCGTTGGTTCAAGACATGATCAAGTTTGCTAAGGCAGACAAGGTCAAGATCAACGCCTTCGTACCATCGGCTAAGAAAGGCCCGTACAGCCCAGCTCAGGTCAGTAAGTTCGCTGAAAACCTTGATCCGGTCTTACTGGTCAGCTTCAAGCCGGGGTTTCCGGCACCATACTTGGCTTTCTTCGAGCCTCGGGACGGAAACACTACGACGTTTACGCCTCGGACTAAGAAGCCGGGCAAGTATGCGCGGAAGTAAGGTAACCGGGAAGGGGGAGCTTCGGCTCCCCCGACCCATCTCTCGCAAGCTGATCACGGTCCGCTACGAGAGTCCGAATGGGACGGTTTACGATACCTACCGCTCGCTACTCGACGCTGAGCTAGCAGTGAAGGAACATCTTAAATCATCCGAGAAACATCCGGTCTACTTGACGATCGGTTGAAACCTAGGCGGGGGGCTTCGGCTCCCCGTCGCATTAGGAGAATACTATGCGAAAGCTTGGAAAGATCTGGGGCGTAGACGTCTACTTCTGGCACATAGTGGCAGCAATAGTCGGAGCCGCAGTAATGTACTACTTGATGGTGATGTTCCTGCTTATGGGAGAGATCCTCACTTCGTAACGACTACGGTCTCGCATCCTTCGGGGTGCGGGGCTTTCTTTTTGTTTTTATTTCCCCCATACATCGGTAGGTATTAGCTCGCGTATTGTATGCTCACGTTACTTAGGTATAACTTTACAAGGTACAAGATAAGCTAAGTATTTGATATTGCAGCACAATATGTTGTACCACAGTATACTTGACACCAAACAAGTGAAAGATGTTATATAACGATGGGTTCTATAACTTAACAAAATACCATGTAAAGTACCAATGATATCAATGTATTAACTACCTTAACTTAACAAGATAGTAGATAGAATAGTTAAAATAGTTAAGTTGAAAGTAAAAGTCCTTTGTCTGCAAAATATTTTGGGTATGTAAGGTTTTGGCATAAAAAATGTAGTGCCTGATAAGTTACAAAATGTTGACTATTTTAACTACGATCATGTCAAGTAACCTATTTATCGAGCAATATCAATAGGTTAAACTTAGCATAACTCTAGTCAACATTCTAACTTACACTTGACTTCTCTATCTTATGCCCTGTCTACTTAGGGGTCGGTTGACAAAATCGGCGGGGCGT